CGTCAGCCTTTAAACCATTTGCTGCTTGCCATTTTTTAAGGGCTTCAACAGACTTAGGACCAAAGTCGCCATCGGTCTTAGCGCCGATAACACCCTGAACTAAAGCAGCAGCTGCGCCTTTTGAGCCTAATTTAACTGGTGTTCCAGGATAATTGAATACCATAGGGCCAGCCTCAACTGATCCACCGGAAGGAACAATGGCTTCAACTGGAGCTGCTGCTGAACCATCTGGCTTAGCGTCCCCTAGGCAGTACTGCCAGTGCCAAGCTTCGAATTCTTTTGAGTTCTTATCTGATGTTTGAAGATAAAAGCCCCACTTAGGAGCATTTGCACACATCCACTCGAAGCAGGCTCCGCCCATTGACTGTAGTTTCCCATTAGCCTCGTAACCAAGATCTATGGCTGTACCCCAACCATGATTTGAGCCCTTGACTCCAGTGGGATCTGGTGCAGCTGACGGAGCATTACCCGGCTTTAAATACCAGGTCTTACCTTCATATTGACGGGTTACCTGTGGGCTACGACCCTGATCTGTTGTGGAGTAGCGAGAAAGAAACATATCCAACTGACTCTTAAATGAACGATAATCTCCAACATTGCGAAGCTTAAAACCAGCAGCCATTGCAGCGTCGTACATCTTATTGAACTCTTCAGCTACAGGTGCATACATCCGTCCACCAGTCTTAACATTAGCTAGCAGATTTTCAGGAAGCTGACCATTCTTATGCGCCTTTAATGCAGTTGGGACAACGTGTTTAATGTATGGATAAATCATAATCTTAATCTCCTAAATCACTTCTTTTTCTTATTTTTATTTGTAATCTTTTTCAAAGTCTTAGCAAAATTTGCCTGCTGGACAGTCAGCTTGCTGTATCTACCAGGATTCTTGGTTACAGCTGACGCATAGGCTGCTGGTGTTTTTCCAGCTTTTTTAGCTTTAGCCGTAAAAGCTCCAGGTCTTTTAATTGCTTTCTGAATCCATTTTTTATCAGTTGGCTTTGCCATTCTTTAAAACCTTTCGATTAAACATAAATATTGATATGCCTATAGTAATCAAGAAAGCGCCAATGCCCATGGAAGAATTGCTATCTTGCCCAGTTGTTGGAAGAGGTGCACTTATGGTATCCTCTGTCCCATGGTCATGAGTGCTATGGTCATGAATTGTGGTTGTGGTTGGATCTACAATTATTTGTGGTTCAGTTGTAGTTGTTTCCGGAACAGTTGCAACAACGGTAGTTGTCGTTTCAATAGTGGTAGTGGGGGCAGGAGGGTCCCAGGAAACTGTAATTGAAACAACTTTAACTACACCGTTAACCGTTGCACTAGCGGTATACACTGCTGTACCTTGAGATGCTGTATTAACTGTAATGTTAGCTATTCCATTAGAATCTGTGGTTGCAGTAAAAGTTTGCCCTGAATCTGGTCCAGAGGAGACGGTCATGGAAACCGTAACTCCAGCCTGTGGAACTCCTGCTAAAGTTTGCGCAGTAGCGGTAATTGTAATTGGCTCACCAGCACGAGGTTGCTGAGGGCTATAAGAAAGAATAAAAGAGCTAGGAAGAGAAACGCTTCCGCCTCCAATAGAAACAGACTTTCTAGAGTCACTTGCGCTAGGATATGGATAGTCTACAAGTGTTTTTAATGTGCCCACATTACCAGTAAAATAACCGTGCCAGCATGCAGCGACAAGTGTATTACTAAGACCAAAATCAGCAATACCGTCTGTTGTAGCTTCTGGCCCCCCGTTGCATCCACCATTATTGTATACTGCTTGCGGTAACAGGGCTGTTAGCCATCCATATGAACCAAAGTTAGCAAAAAGACCACCGCCACCATTGACAAAGTCTGCTATCTTTTCTGCGTTAGCTGTAAAAATATCTTCTGTACTGGAAGCGCGATTCCAGTTGTCCGGTATCCATAATACCGCTGGAGGATTAGAGGTGATTGTGCTACTGAAGAATGTGCTTATTTCTGAATCTGTAACATAAAAATCAATCTGAGGTGCAGTAGAAAATTCAGCTAAAAACTGTGTACTTAATTGGGTAGCCCAGTCAGCTCCACATGAGGTTGTAGTAGCGTTTGAGCCAACAATGGCGATATGTCCATTATTTAAATTTCGCGCACCATCATGCACCTTCTTTAAAACCTTGGCTATATATTGACCAGTACTTTCCCATCCAGAGTGGCAAACTGGATCCATTCCATCCAACACAATTGGGCCACCACCACCACTGGTAGCTAAGGCCACGGATGAATTGCTAACTGGACTGATAAGCAGTCCGATACCTAGAGTAATTGATAATACTGATAAGATGTTTTTAAATTTAGACATATCTCCCTCGATCTTTAAGTTGTCCGCAGAAGATATAGTAATGATACAAATAAAAAAGAAGGCTATGGCGTTTTTACCATAACCCTCTTTAATTGAAATGATTAGATTACTTTTTCTTTTTCTTTTTTAATATTGCTGACTGAATAAATGGAGGAAGCTTCTTCTGAGCTGGAGTAAGACCAGCCATCTTTTTTGAAGTTGATCCTTTTGCAGCACTTGCTTTCTTCTTCATTGCCATAATTATTACCTTAATCTTAAACTAAGACTGAAAATTAATTTCAGTACATCTTCTTGCCACCCATTTTCTTGGAACCGCCCATTTTCTTGGCGCCCATCTTCTTAGTGCCCATTTTCTTGGATCCACCCATTTTTTTCTTACCCATACCAGTATGACCAGACATAATTACACCCCCTTTACTTTGCTTTTGTTTTCGCTTGATTTCTTATAATGCCACATCATATGATCATGCATTTGATCATCTACCTTGTCCACCTGTTCGTCAACATGATCTATCTTATGATGTAAATTAAGTATTTCATCCTTAACATCTATCAGCATTGTTGCAACAACATTGTGATCATTTTTATTTTCAGTTCTACTCTTCTGAACAAGAGCTGCAAGAATTCCGCCTACAGCAGCGATGACAGCAACAATGATGGCTTCCATGTCAAGATCCCTTAACCCATTTCTTTGAGGGTGACTGAGTTTTGCTGGGGCTCCATTTAACTTTATTGGCCCAGTATGCAGCCGACATCTTGCCTTTGGAAATATTCTTTGCATGGCGTGAGGCAAAAGCTTTTCTCTGACCAACAGTTTGATTTGTTTTAACACCCTGTTGACCAAAACGTATTGTCTTAATTTGATCCCCCTGCTTAGCTACTACAATGTGAGATTTTGTAGGATGACTAGGTGTACGCTTTGGTTTGTTAAAACCAGAAACACCAGCTTTAGTTAATCGTGAATCTTTTTTAGCTGGCATTAGCTACTCCTTCGCTTAGAGCTATTTGACTTTTTACCAGAGGGTTTAGAAATTGTTCTGCCAACGGTTTTTTTTATGGAACGATACTTTTTATCTTTAGTTTCCATGTGATTTTTTTCTTTATTACCCTTTTTGGGTATAAATCTTTCGCCATGATCATTAGCTATAGGGGGAAATTCTCCAGCCTGTCCAGGAACTGCTACTCGAAACTTATCTTTTTTCTTTTTAATTTGAGCCATATCTAGTCCTAAATCAATAAAATAAAGTTATTTCTTTTTTCTTTTTTTCTTTGGCCTAGCAGAAAGAACTGGACCATTACTTTTTTGATTATTTGTTCCCATTCTTGGTCCACTAATGTAGATAGATTTCTTAAAAGCCATTATTTTTTACGCTTCTTCTTCAATCTATCAGCTGACGATATTGCAATAGCTATTGCTTGCTTTTTGGATTTAACTACTGGACCACCTTTTCCTGAATGCAAGGTGCCCCTACCGAATTCTCCCATAACAGACTTAATCTTTTTTTGATAAGCTGCTTTCTTCTTACTTGCCATTATTGTTTTTTGTCCAATGACTTGAATATTGACCACCAGTTTTCTTGGTATCAATAACATTCATGACAGAATCTTTGAGTAGTTTATAATAATTTTTTTCTGAGGATGTTTTATTACCCCAACCTTTATCGGCCATAATTAACCACCTTACTAATAAAAAAAGACTAGTTATATAGTAACATTTCTGCCACTATATAACTAGTCTTTACTGCTATTAAAATGTTTAATATTAGATATTTTTATTTTGTTTTTGTGCAGCAGGAGCTTTTTTAGCAGCTGGCTTCTTGGCAGAAGAAGAACCTTGCCCCTTTGGTCTGCCAGGCTTTTTGGCAGTTGGTTTCTTGTCAATGCAGGTTTCATCTTTTACGGGCGAAACTGGCTTCACTGAAGGTTTTGGCTCAGCCTTAACTTCTGCTAACACAGGCTTTGGTGTGCTAACAGCAGGAGTAATCGTTTTAGTCTTTTTCAAACCAAAAATCTTCTTAATTAAATTAATCATTTTATCCTCTTCTTGCTATTGGTGAATTTATAGTAATTAACTTGCTTATTATTTACCCTGCTGGGAATCTTTTATCAGCATGTAGCGCTCACCAGTTTCTTTTGACGCAAGAGAAAAACCATAGGATACAGCCTCCTCTATTGCCGAAGTAAGCGCCTCTTTATCTTCAAATGAAACTCCATGCAAGGGTATTGTCACTCCTGCATAGACATCAATATTTTCAAAGTTTCCAATATTGATTTTTCTATTTACCCCACATATTACTATGGGAGAACTTGTTAAAGATACTTCATTACTCAAAAGGTTCACCACCTGATCTAAGGGAGAATCTATAGATTGCTCCATTGCTGTTTTGGTTATTTTAGGCATACGCGTTTATATATCCGTTTATTATTTGTATTGTCTGAGAAGCTTGATCTTCCATCGACATGTTGTCTGTATTTATTATAGCAGATGCTAGACCTTTTACCAAGTCACATTCTTGCTCCGATACATGAGAAGATTGAGCTTCCGTCATAAGCATGCCGTCTCTCTTCATCATTCTAGCATTTCTAGTTTCATCTGAAGCGTCAAAGTAGATCACCATTCCATTTGGATGACCTAATATCTTGCTAGCCTCATTTACAAAACGAACGTCGGAAATAATAATTCCAACAGGAAGCTCATTTTCCTCGTATGAATCGGCAGATATAATACTTCTATGCATTTTCGATGCCTTGTAGATTACCCATTTAGCGAAGCATTCGGGATCATATAGTCTGCATAGATCTCCTGCTTTTTGCAGGAAGCTTCTTGGCTTTAGTGGCTCTTGCTCTATTGGCAGAGCGTATATCTGTTCAACTAAATCAGTAAAGTGCCTATAGTCCGGTATATTACCTAGGGCACTACCGCCAAATAAATCAAACAAAACTTGATGAATAGCAAATAGCTGACGATCTTTTTGACGAAGACCTAATGTGGTTCTTTTAATAGAGGCAATCTCATAGAGTGGTAGCGTAAAGAATATGTGATCCCATATTATGGAATTACTTACCGGATTAACAGACGCCTTAGGGACTATGCTTTCAGCAACAGAGGTTTTACCGCTAGCAGCTTTGCCAGCCAAACCAATTATCAAAGGATATTCTTTGTAATATTTTTTATCTAAAATCATACTATCTATTATAGCAGTTACATCTTGGAAATGTGTTCTTTTCTTAGTTCTAATTCGTCAAGAAACGTATTTGCTAGTGCGTCAGGCTCCCAGACAAAAGATCTTTTTACTTGAACTACACGAAAGTTAAACTCATCTTTTATTTCCTCTATAGTCATCAACAGAGGAATTAATGAACGACTCCTGCACTTAGCCTTACCATTTATCTGGCTAGCAACCGTAGAGGAATCAGTATATATAATAGGGTCCACTAAATCAGCCATAGAGCATATCAGAAGGCCAGCTATTACAGCCTCATACTCTGCTTCATTGTTAGTTCTTGGGCCGAGTCCTCTAGCGAACTGTGCTATCTTTTTTCTATTTTTATAGACCACGACAGCACATGCTGCCTCTCCAAATTTTTTTTGGCCCTGGCCTCGTGATGCGCCATCACAAAAAACTTCTATGTTCATTTAACACCGTTTTCAGTTTGTTTTAAGCAAAGAATATATGTCAAGGAGCATATTTTCTACCTCTTGTCTAGAATATAATTCCCTGTCTTGGGAAGATATTTCAAACAAAAAGTTTTCAATTTCTGACTTTAAATCAGCTGTTTGCTCCTGAGTCAATTCTAATGTCATATTTAATTCCGTATTTCTTGGCGGTGTTAATAATATTTTTTTCTTGAGATTCAGAAGATACCTGTATGGTTTTATTTAACAGATATCTATCGCCTTCATATTCAACTTGAATTGGAAAATTTAAATCACTTCTTTTGGACGAGTAAAACTCCTTAGAAGAAGCAACACTCTTATAGTAACCTATAAACATATATTATCCTTTAGTATGTGCTAAAAAAATCAGACTCCATAAAAGAGCCTTTGTCTTCTCTAAATGAGGCAACTTGCATGGACTGTATTTTGTCCATCAACTTTCTAGCTGACTCCGATGCTATTCTTGCAGCGGATTCCATGGCTTCAGCCAGATTGACAATTGCCTCACATGTTACTAGAGCAAAGTATTCATCCTCTGCAGCGTCCATAGCTGCAGCCTCTCGCTCTGCTTCGTTTTTTCCTACACGATTTGATTTGTAAACTTTCTTATATTTCCCTTCCAATATCTTGTACTGAGCTCTAGCTATTCCCGCAAATCTAGCTGCTCTACCGTAAACATTAGACGTTCTAGCGACCAGTGAAGCTATCTTTTCTATGCCTAAATCTACGACATCAGTTTCCGGAATTTCGATAAAGTATTTGTATGAATTATCGTTGTCATTGTAGGCGTCTATAACTTCTTTTAGCTGAGGGCCAAGGAACTGCTGTAACATTTCCTGAAGCTTTTCAAGAGTTGAACTATTCATTTAGTCTCCATTTTTAACAGATAGTAAAGTTCTTCATACGAGAACTCGTCTTCCAAAAGGGTTTGTTTAATTTTTTCTCTAACTTTAGACAAATGCTCTCTTACGGTATTTGGATGCTCATTGACAATTTGAGATATTTGGCTAGATCTTTTTCCATCAATGTATCTCCACTTTAAAAGCTGTCTTTCTTGTATGGATAGCTTATCAAATGGTCCTTCTACTTTCTCTCCCAAAACCCAGAATTCATCTATTTTATCAGTTGCCATTAGTTTTTCCATGCTGTACTCTATTGGATCAGCCTTAAACCCAACAACATAATCTTCGTCACTTTCATCGTTTGTTGCTTCGTCATCAAGGAGTGGGAAAGTCTTTCTGCCAAGTTGATCAATTAAAAATGTATCCACATTTTTCTTTAGAAGATAAAAAAAGTAACTATATAAAAATCCACTAAACGGTATCGGCCCCTTTGCTGAATCCTTTCTTTCGTACCTGCCTAGGCATTGGAAGAACGTCATGTAAACTGTCTGCCGAATATCTTCTTCATCGCCATATCTTTTAGTCATATAATGAATGCCCCGCATTGTTTCATTTACGACTTTTAGATTATTGCCCTTTATTTTATTTTTCATCAAAGCGAATCGGGTAGAAGGATCTTTTATGAATAAAGATATAAACCTTCTAATGTCATAATCATTTAAATTAAACTTACAGTGATACAGTAACGAAATATATTTCGTTAAAAAGTTACTAAAGACTTGTAGCAGTTCTGCTTGAGCTTTTTGCGAACCCCTTTTGCTATCTGCTATTAGTTTTTGCATCTCGTCTTCTGCTAAAGAATAATATTGTTCTTTATAACTTGTCATTTTTTTCCTTCCCAGCAAACTATATATTCGCTGTAATAATCTCTAAAATCTTCGTAAAAAATAATATTTGGTACTTCTAAATCTTTCATAAAGTTCTTTGCGTCGTTTGAATACTTACTTATGACGCAGGTAAAGTTTTCAAATTCATCTGGATAATATCTCTTAAACCTTTTTAATTTTATCTTACTCTTATCATCTAGGTATCCTTTTATTTCTACCCAATCGTTATTTCTATTTAAAAGAAAGTCTGGAGTATATCCTTTGGTTCCCCTCTTAATTGGGAAAGAAAAAACAGTAGGTTCAAATTGAAAATCAATTTTATAGATTCTTAATACTCTAACAAAATTTGCTTCCCAGCTAGAACGGACATTCATGTCTATATCTTTTCTGTATCCAGTTTTGGTATACTGATACGCGTTTCCTTTTTTCCTGGAAATTACAGCGTCGTTTTCAATTATCTCAGAATCAATAGATTTGTTCCTGATGTTTTTCAAATTGGGATGTTTTTTAAAAGAAGATTTCTCCAAAAAAAACTCTTCTGGGTTGACAATCTGTATGGTCATTGTGTATCCTTTATGCATCAAGATAATTCATACATAAAGTATACACTATCTTGGTAAAAAAATCAAAATAGGTTGCAAATCCAAAAGAAAGAGAGTACACTGTTCACCATGAACACTTTAAAGACAATCATCAACAGCATCAATCAGACGATCAACGAAGAGATCATTGACGACATGACCAAGGTTCTTGGTTTCGACCACCAGTCGGCTGTCAAAATGGTAACTGAGTTTGAGGATTTCGACCTTTGGCTCTCTGCTGAGGAAAATCCTGTAACAGACTTCTGATTGTTGCTTCAATAATAAAAAAAGGCCGGGGGAAACCCCGGTCTTTTTTTTTATCCATTACTCTTTTTGTTCCTAAAAACACCAGTTGGACAAGCCCCACTCTTTGCGTGATCACAGTACGAGCAGATCCGCACATTTGATGTTGCGGTAAAGTTTGTATCATTGATAATCTTTGTTATGGAACTTATTAATTTTAACTTTACATTTTCAATATCTTCAGGTGTGAAAAGATGGCCTTTCTTTTTACCAGATCTTAAGTAGTGCAGCTCGGCGTATATCTCTTTCTCTGGAAAGATATTGTGCATAGCCAGTGCATATATGCCTAGCTGTAAATTATTTGCAATATCCTTGAGGGTGACTTCCCATTTGCCAGTTTTATAGTCAATAATATTTACCCTATCACCGACAATATCGACCCTATCTATAAAGCCTATTATGCGATATGACCCTATAATGAAATCAAATCCTAATTCTTTTTCATAAATATTAAATTTCTTATCAGAATATTCATCATAAAATTCCTGTAGGATAACAGATCCAACTGATATTAAATCTTTTGGTATATTATCTTCTGGGTCCCAAATGGGAATATTTTTATTATATTCCTCTTCTAATTCGTTTAGGTCTAGCGTTTTATCATTATCTAAAACATTTTCTAGAACAGCGTGAACTATATTGCCCAGTACAGCTGGAGGATTAAATAACCGTGGCTCTTTAGCTATATAAGAATAAAAGTATTTAGCCGGACACTGTTGATATGTATCTATTCTAGAATAGGAAAAGTCTACCAAAGATAATAGTTCTAGATCTTGTAAATCACTATAACTTTTAATTTTAATTGAACTCAAAAATAACTCCTAATTACTCTTCGTCTGGATCAAATATCAATAATCCATTTTCATCGTATTCTTTTCCATTTTCATCTATTGTGTGTCCATTGTAAATATTTTTATAGCCACCACTTTTAATAGAAACCCATCCTGATTCACCTATTTCCATGTGATCACTTTCTTCATAGGGCCACATTTTCACCTCCTATAGAAACAGAAACTTCGGTAATGTCATCTGCATTTAGATAGTAATGAACAACAGTTAATAAATCTTTTAGATCATTCTTCGTAAGATAGAAACCAACACACGTACATTGAATAAAGAGCTTGTCTTCATATCCGTACGTTGGATCACTATATTCCGTTAGCTTTATGTTTCCCTTTTGAACAATTGCTGGTATCATTTTTTACTCCTCGTAAATAGTTACTGGATTCCAATTTGGATCATCCAATTTTTCTCGCATATCGTTTACGTAAGAATCCCAATCTCTTTCATCTTCCGTTTTCTTTTCATATCTAACCTGACCCTTAAAAGGGTTTGATTTAAATCTTGTAAGAATTAATTTTCCTTGTTTTGTTTTCCATCTTAAAACGCCGTTTTTACAATCGCAAAAATCTTCGTTATCAACAGATATCTTTAGGTCTGGATCATATCTTCCACTGCATCCATTGCAGCGTGTATATCTAC